ACGGAGACTCAGCATGACCAAAGCAGCAGAATTAGCAAAGATGGGTGAAGTCCTAACCAATAGTCAGATTGGTGGGCGAAGGAATATTATCATCAATGGTGCAATGCAAGTGGCTCAGAGGGGTACAAGTATATCCGTAAGTTCAACAGCAGTTTATACTTTAGATAGATTTTCAGCACACAAAGATACCAATACTATGACTGCTACACAAGCAAGTGATGCACCAACTGGTTTTGAATATTCTTTAAAATTAACGAATGGCACTGGCGCATCTCCATCAAGTTCTGACATTAATTGTATTCAATATAATGTAGAGGGTTATGATAGCACTCAATTAGAAATAGGAACAGCAAATGCAAAAAAAGTAACTTTGTCATTTCATGTTAAATCTTCAATAACTGGAACTTATGTTGTTGGTTTTCTTGATAGTGGAAATGATAATGGTTACATTGCTGATTATACAATAAATTCTGCAAACACTTGGGAAAAGAAAACAATTACTTTAACTATGTCTGATTATGGTTCATGGGTCGGAAGTTCAAGTAATGGAACAAATTTAATTCTTCATTGGGATTTAAACTCAGGTTCTGATAGAGATGTTTCATCAGTAAATGTTTGGAATGATGGTGCATCAAATGATTTTTCACATTCATCACAAGTAGATTGGGTTGGTACTACTGGTTCAACTTTTTATCTAACTGGAGTACAACTAGAATTAGGCTCACAAGCCACACCATTTGAGCATAGGTCATTTGGAGAAGAACTAGTTTTGTGTCAAAGGTATTTTCAAAGTTTTACACACAATGGTTCAGGTGGTGGCTATGTAACAAATGGGTCAATAATATCTGATAGATTTTATGGAACTTTCAGATATCAAAAACAAATGAGAGCAATTCCATCTAATTTTACTACTACAAATGCTGGTTTTAATGTGCAAAGTGCGGCTCTATCTATTGGTAGTATGAGCATAGATGAAACACATAATGCAACCATTGATTCAGTACGTTTTAGAACTGGCACTAATAGCAATTTTACCAGTGGTCAAGGAGCTATTTTGCGATTTGATTCTGGAACCATTGATATAGATGCGGAGTTATAAATATGGATATTAAATCAGCACAATATGTAAAAGACGAAAATGGCAAAAACAGTTGTATTAAACTTGTTTTAAACTCCATGCCAAATAATGTAGATTATACATTGGTCCCTTTGAATACAGAGGGCAGACACTACCAAGCAATCCAAGAATGGGTAGCTGAAGGCAACAAGATAGAGGAAGCTGATTGATGTTGGGTCACTCTGCCATAGCAGAAGCTGCTCTTGCTGATGTAGGTGGCGTATTACAAGTAGCAACAGCGGAGATGAACGCTCTGGCTACAAGCTCTAGTATAGGATCTGGAACACTTGTAGGTGTTTCTTCTTTAAGTGGCAACTTCACACAAACAACAGCAGGTATATTTATTACTGGTAGTGTAAACGCAGAAGTTAGTTCTAGTTTTACACAAACCACAGAAGACATTAAGATAGTAAACTTTACTGATGTAACCATGAGTAGTGCGTTTACACAGACAACAGATGGTATTACTATACTTGCAGGTATATCTTCTCAAGATTTGAATTTTACAAAAACAACATCTGGAGATATAATGTTTGTAGATGTTGTAACAGATGCCACAACAGAAACATATACAGAAATAACACCGAGTGGCACAGAGACATGGACAGAGATTACGCCTAGTGGCACAGAGACTTATACAGAAATAGTGAGGTAAGCATGGCAAGTACATATACATCAAACATAGGAGTTGAAAAGATAGGTGCTGGTGAACAAGCTGGTACATGGGGTACAACTACCAACAACAACCTAGATATTATAGACAGAGCTATAAATGGTGTGGGTGCTATAACCTTATCTGGTACAAGTCATACTCTAACAACTAGCGATGGTACATTATCTGATGGTGGTTTTAAAGTTCTTGTCTTAGGTGGATCACCATCAGGTACAAATACAATAACAATATCACCTAACGATCAAGACAAAGTTTACATAGTACAAAACGGCACAAGCCAGACTGCTACATTTACACAAGGATCTGGTGGTAATGTATCTGTAGCTGCTGGATCGAAGAAAATTATATTTGCAGATGGTGCAGGATCTGGTGCAGCCGTAACTGATGTAACAGATGCACTTGATGTGGCAACACTAAGACTGGGTGGCACTGCCATAACATCTACAGCAGCAGAGTTAAATCTCATGGATGGTGGCACAAGTGCTGGAACTACAGCAGTTGCAGCGGGTGATGGTATCGTAACAAATGATGGTGGCACAATGAGACAAACTACTGCCGCTACATTTTCTACATACTTTAATGCTAATCTTGTAACAGTGCCAAGTGCTATAACATCTTCATCAGCCACACTTACACCTTCTGCGGCACAATCTATATATCAAAAGGTTGATACATCCAGTAATAACGTAGCTTTAACTTTAGCAATAGGTAGTTTAGCAATAGGTCAGTATATAATTGTAGATAAGACAAGTTCATCTAATACGTTAACTTTAAGTTATCCATCTAACTCACAAGGTGTAAGTCTTGGTAGTTCAGCGTCTTTTGCAATAGCGATAAATCAAAATGGAAGTATATTTACTTTTGTAGAGTCAATTAAATATTAGGTGACATATGACAATACCATTTATGCCAAACGTAGGATTTACTGAAGTAAGTTCAGCAGGGAGTTTAAATGATAAAGCAGGTACTAAAACTAAGTTACCAATACAGTTCTTTAGATTAACAGATAATATATCTGGTAATTTAAGTCTTAGTGATGATTCTGCACACAAAAAAATAATACTAGATACAAATGGAAATAATATTACTAACTCTTCTGGATCACCTTTGACAACCAACTCAAGCACTACATTGGAGTTAAAAGGTAGTGGTAATGTACAATCCACTTTAAAAACTTTTACTGCTTCAGAAAGTTCAACAAGTCACACAGGCACAACCACTTTTAGTAATAGTGATAGTTCAACTTTAGTTGTTTCAACATCTACAACAGATACTACAACAACAGCCTCTCTTGATAGAAATTTTACAGATGGAGGATCCTCTTTTGGTTTTGGTGTTCCTATAGCGACTGTTACTTGGAGTGATTCTGATGTTCCTGCTGCTTTTCAAAATGCTAACTCATCTTTAAATGGTGGTGGTAATTTTACTTCTGGTACTTTGTTTTTGGGAGCTACTTCTCAATCGGTTAGTTCTGCACCCTCTGGAAGCACAATTAGCATACCTCGAAGTTGTGGATCATTCACAAGTATAATTAATGCAGGCATTTCGTCATATGTTGGTAGCACACCTGCCTTTTATCAAAATTGTGCGTCAGGGAATCCTTGGCAATTTATTTATGTGAGGCAAGGCGAAACTGTAACACCAATGTCAGGAAATTTAAGAATGTGGATAAGGCTACCATCAACTCAAAATAATAGAGTATTAACTTTTACAAATAATTTAACAATATCTTGTGTTTTATCTGGTGCAGACCCTTATGATGGTGTTACAGTTAGTGCAGGAGCAACAGCCGTAGTTACAAGATCAGATTCTACAGATGGTTCTTTTAATGTTACTGGAACAATATCTGGTACAAACGGAAGTAGTCAACCTTTTGCTTTAGCAGAAGTTAATAGTGGCACTGGTAGTATTAATACTAGTGCTTATACTGGAACTTTATCAGCGAGTGCTTTATAATGCCGATGACAGCTTTAAAATTTAAACCTGGTATTGTATCTGACATTACATCTTATAGTAACGAAGGTGGGTTTGTTGATGGTGACAAAGTAAGATTTAGATTTGGTTTTCCAGAAAAGTTTGGTGGTTGGGAAAAATATAGTCCTAATCAGTATCTAGGTAGTGCCAGAAGATTGCATAACTGGGTGGCTCTTGATGGTTCTGACTTCATGGGTATTGGCACACATCTTAAATATTATATAGAAGAGGGTCAGACGTTTAATGACATTACACCGATTAGAAATACTACAGGTGCAGGTGATATAACTTTTGCCGCTACAAATGGATCAACAACGATAACTGTTACAGATCCAGCACATGGTGCGAATGAAAAAGACTTTGTAACATTCTCTGGTGCATCGAGTTTAGGTGGTACGATTACAGCAACAATACTTAATACAGAGTTTCAGATAACAAAACTGATAAGTTCTAATGCTTATGAAATTACGTCAAGCGTGGCGGCTAACTCATCTGACACTGGCAATGGTGGTAGTAGTGTTGTGGGTGCATATCAAATAAATGTTGGATTAGATGTAACAGTTGGTGGAACTGGTTGGGGTGCTGGTCAGTGGAGTGGTACAACATCTGGTGCTTTGGCAACACAATTAGCAGAAGCATTAGATGCGAGTGAGACTGCGATAGATGTAGACAGTGCAACAGGAATCACGGCTGGTGATTTGATATTAATAGAAGAAGAACTGATTACAGTTGGTACAATAAGTTCTAATACTTTGGGAACTGGTGGAGGTCCATCAACCAGAGGTGCAAGTGGCACGGATGCAGCCACACATGCAGATAACACTCTTGTAAGACTAGCAACTGGTAATGCAGATTCTGCCAATGACTTTGTTGGATGGGGTAATGCAGCAAGTGTCACGACCCCTGGAGCACAGATTAGATTATGGTCACATGATAATTTTGGTGAAGACATAATTATAAATCCAAGAGATGGTGGATTGTTTTACTGGGATAAAACAAATGGTCTAAGCACCAGAGCAGTCGAGCTCAGTGCAACAAGCACATATTCTGGAGAAACTAGTGTGCCTACTATCGCTAAACAAGTTCTTGTATCAGACCAAGACCGACATGTTATCGTTTTTGGTTGTGATGGATTAGGTGCAAACTCGTCTGCTACACAAGGGAACGGGGTACAAGATCCATTGTTAATACGTTTTTCTTCACAAGAGAACCCAGTAGATTTTTTTCCGACTGCTACAAATACAGCAGGTGATTTAAGGTTAGGTGGTGGATCTACCTTCGTACAAGCTGTTGAAACAAAACAACAGATACTGGTCTTCACTAATAAAACACTACACGCTATGAAGTTTATAGGTCCACCATTTACGTTTGGTCTTCAAGAACTATCAAAGAATATAACTATAATGAGTCCTTTTTCTGCAATAGCAGTTGAAGATGCAGTGTTTTGGATGGGTGTAGATACGTTCTACGTTTATTCTGGTGGTCAAACAATACAACTACCATGCACAGTTAAAGACAAAGTGTTTTTAGATTTTAACTTTGAAGAACGAGACAAGGTGCATGTAGGACTTAATTCTGAATTTAGTGAGATCTTGTGGTTTTATCCGTCATCTGCTGGTACAGAAATAGATAAGTATGTTGCCTATAATTATTTAGAAAAAGTATGGTATTATGGCACACTTGTAAGACAAGCATGGCTTGATAGAGGTATAAGAAACTTACCACAAGCCACTGGTAATCAGTATCTTTACAATCATGAAGTAGGATTTGATGATGATGGATCTGCTATGACATCATTTATTGAATCTTCAGCTATTGATATAGGAGAAGGCGATAAGTTCTTGTTTATAAAGCAAGTTATTCCAGATATTACGTTTAATGGATCTACAAGTGTTAACCCAGATGTATCGTTTACCATGAAAACAAGAAATAACCCTGGTGCTAATTTTAACGAGACAACACAAGTTACAACACAAAGATCTGCAACTAGTCCAGTGGAACAATTTACAGAAAAATTAAATTATCGTTTACGAGGTAGATCTTTTGCTTTAAGAATTGATTCCACATCACTGGGAACAAAATATAAATTAGGCACACCTAGAGTGGATATAAGACAGGATGGTAGACGCTAATGCTTATAACTAGTATTCCTCAATATATTCAAGGTGTAACAAACGCAAAGGTAGATTTAACCACAACGGATCTTACAACTTTGTTCACAGTTCCTAGTGATGCCGATTTCAACGCAGCCGTTGTAAATTCTATATTAGTGGCAGAAGATAGTGGTAACGCTGATACGATTACTGTTCAACTTGTTAATGGTGGTGATACATTTGTTTTGTTCAATGTCAAAGCCGTGGGAGCTAACACAACTGTAGAATTACTTACAAGAGATCTGATATTACAGAGTGGAGAAGTATTAAAAGTGCAGGCCGCAACTGCAAACAGATTGCATGTTGTAGCTAGTATTCAAGAGTTATCTAAAACAAGGGTGACAACAAGTGCGATATCTAGAATATAACATTGAACAAAAGTGTAATTATTGATAGAGTATTGAATCATGGGTATTTTTAAAAGTTTTAGAAAAATTTTAAAAAAAGCAGCGCCAGTTATAGGTGGAACTATTGGTTTTGCTATAGGGGGTCCACTTGGTTCTGCTGCCATAGGTTCTGCTTTGGGTGCTGGTATAGGATCACTGGCTGCAGGTGCAGACACAGATGACGCATTGAAAGCTGCACTTCTTGGTGGTATCGGTGGATACGCTGCAAGTGGTAGTCTTTTTACACCTAAAGCGGCTGCACTCCCTACACAATATGGATCTGGAGCCATGGCAACTGGTGAGTTGGCAGATGTAGCTGTAAAAACAGCAGACGCTCCAAGTTTTTTTGATAAAGCAGTGAGTTTTGCAAAAGAGAATCCAGGGACTGCATTAAGTTTAGGTGGAGCTGGTATCGGAACTTTAGCTGCACTCGGTTCAGAACCAAAACAAGAAACATTTACACCAAGACCAGACCCAGTTGGCAAGTCTAGATTAGGTCTTGGCTTTATAGGCGATAAGAGTTACAATCTAGATAACGATGAAGAGAGAAAAAAATACTTTGAGGATTTAGCAGAGTCTCGTAAAGGAGATGTTAGAATAGATCCACTAGCAAAAGCAGGTGGAGGTGAAGTAAACGGACCTGGGACAGGCACAAGTGATTCTGTACCAGCAAGACTATCAGATGGTGAATTTGTACTGACTGCAAAAGCAGTTAGAGGTGCAGGTGGTGGAGACAGAGACATCGGAGCTGCAAGAATGTATGAGATGATGTCCGAACTAGAGAGGGTCGCATAATGGCTACAGCAACACAAGAACAGATAGTAAGATTAGCACCGTTCCAAGAGCAGTTTTTAGCAGATATATTTAAGAGTGCAGAGAATCTAACACAAGAAGGTTCATCTATGCCTTTTTCTGCTCAACAGTTAGCAAAGCTTTCACAAGGACAAAAAGATGCAATAACAAGAGCTACCGCAGGCGTAGGTTCTTTCGAGCCTTTTCTTCAAAGAGGAGCAGAGGCGATTGGTCAAGGCATTGGACAGTTAGGAACTGCACAACAAAGAGTTGCTGCAGCAGGAATAGATCCAACTAGCTATCAACAATTTATGAATCCATTTACAGAGGATGTAATTGCGGCGACTCAACAAGACATAGCAAGACAAGGTGCTATGCAACAGAATCAATTAGGTGCAGGTGCCGTGGGCGCTGGTGCATTTGGTGGATCAAGACAAGCAGTTGCACAAAGCGAGATTGCAAGAAATGTCATGGATCAACAAGCAAGAACTGGTGCACAGTTAAGATCACAAGGTTTTCAACAAGCACAGAACTTGGCACAACAAGCAGCACAACAACAGTTAAGACAAGCACAACTTACTGGACAGTTGGGTCAAACTGTCGCGGGTCTTGGTACACAAACCGCGGCTCTTGGTCAGTTAGGACAACAAATGGGTGTACAAGATGTAAACACATTACTTGGAATAGGTGGTCTACAACAAGGTCAAACACAAAAAGAGTTTGATGTTGCAAGAGCTAATCAGTTAGCACAACAAGCATTACCGTTCCAGAGAATAGGATTCTTATCTGATATATTCAGAGGTGTCCCAGCATTGCAACAAACTGTATCAAGAACAACAACTCCACCACCAAGCAGAGGGTCACAACTTCTTGGATTAGGAATCGCGGGTCTTGGAGCAGTAGGTAGTGCAGGTGGTTTTGGTAACTTTTTTAGTGGATCTCCAGTAGGAAGAGCATAATGATTAGAAACGTATTTGACAGACCAATGTTTAGAGTGCCTGGTGTGAATAACAGACCCTCTGGCATCATGGCTTCTAGTCCAGAGTTGATGAAAGCCTCTTTCACTCCAGTTAGACCAAAAAATTTAAATGAAACAGTTACAGAAATAAAAAATGTTTTTACAGAAGCAGGCAAAGCGTCTCCCTTATCTTTTATTGGAAAGGCTGAAGCAGCAGAAAAAGATAAAGATTTACAGGCTAGATTTGATGATACGGTTGATCCCGAAGGTCCACCAGGTGATGTCGCCACAGATATTGCAAAAGAAATAGAAGAAACAAATAAAAGAATATTAAAAGATTCAAAAAATCCTTTTGGAGATACTCGTCAAGATGAACCAACAGATGATGCCGCTACATTAATTGCAGAAGAAGTAGCAGATACTCGTGAGAATGAGCCAACAGATGATGCCGCTACATTGTTTAAGAGAGATATTCCAGGATTAACCATGGATAAAACTAAACAAAATGTGAAAGAACTATCTGGTCAAATACAGAATCTTTATAACAATTACGCCATTGATCTAGAAAATTTAGGCAACAGAGATATTTTTGGCACAACAATGAATAAATCAGTAGAGGCTTACAGAGAAGCTCTAGGTAAAAGACCAAAAGAACTAAACTTTGCAGATGTTAAGGATGATGTTTTTGAACTTCTTGGGTATGACAGAGACACACTCGATGAAAACTTATCCAAAGATCAACAGTCTGCTGTTTGGTTGAATGTGATGAGAGCTGGTCTTGCAGTTGCAGCTGGCGAAAGTCCTAATGCTTTGACTAACGTAGCCAAAGGATTTGGTGTAGGTCTTGAGGGTTACGGAAGAGACATGAAAGACCTCACAGATGATTACAGAGAAGATGTAAAAACATATACAACTACTGCATACACCATGTTGAAAGATGCCAAGGCAGAAGAACTTGCAAAGAATACGTTAAATTTACAGAGGGCAGCTTCAGAGTTTCAGATAACAAGTCAGTTCTTTGGTCAAGAAAGAGAGAATTTATTGAGTCAACTTAACAGAGAAGTGGCTCTTAGAAACATGAAGATAAATACTCTAAAAGCGTTCTCTGAGTTAGAGTTTGAAAAACAGAAGTTTGAAATTAGTCAAGATCAATTTGAAGAGTCACAAAAAATAGCTTTTCAAAAGCTAAAAATGATGGAAGATCCGTTGATACAAGGAGCTATCATCGATGGATATGTTAAACTTATTGACCCAAGTAAACCTGCAACGTCTGATAATTTAGAACCAACTCAAAAATTTAAAGATAGTAACAAAAGTTTATT